GACCTGTGAGGCTATATTGCGGAACATCTCATCGCTGATATTCTCATAACGTCCGTTCAGAATGTTGCTCACCGTTCCGACACTTGTGTTCTTAAGGCTGCCGGCCGCTTTGGTCTGGCTCGGATATTTTGCCACATAAGCCCTCAGACTCTCGCTGATGGCATCCTTGTCTTCTCTTTTCAATTCACTCATATTTTTCTTATTTAAAATTTCCTGCTATAATTTTCCTACCACTTTGCGCACACTCACTTCCTTCTTCCCGAGCTGGTCCCAGGTAATGTTACTGATTACCTTTGTGGAACGTCCCAGGACAACCTCTTCCGGAGGCCGGCTGTATTTCTTTGTGCGGCGGTCTATCTGGCGCTGCACCTCGGCCGTGACACCTTTCAGGTTGGGGCTGCGCAGCCCGTGCTGTTCAGGCGCAACCCCATGCTCGTATTCGATGGACTTGGCTGCGACCTGACGTTCGATGCGGTCATGGACGTTGGCCTCCTGTTCCCGGCGTATGAACGCCGCCTCACCCTCGGTCTGGTCCTGGATTGCGCGATGAACCACCATGTACGGTTCGGCAACGCGTTCGAAGCGGAGAGCACCGCCCTTGTCTTTCCAGTACAGCCGGACGCTGCTAAAATCATAAGGGTCATACTTGACATAGAACTGCCTGTAGGTATTACGGCGACGCCATTCATGGTCAGGAACACCGGGGGAGGAATAGACCTCGTAGGTGCGCGGCCTGCCGCCGACAGTGAACTCTATGCCCGCAGAGGTGAAAGTGCTCGGCCGGGAGGTCATAACCCAGAAGATGTCCACCATGTCGCGGGCGGTCACCACTTCCGTGTCTTCGTTTACACTTGTATCGTACATCTCTATCCGGGGGATGCCGGTAACAGGATGCTTCATTTCGTTCCACTCCCGGCGTGCCTCGACATATTTTGCCTTCAGCTCGTCAAGAGTATAGAGCCGGTCCCTGTTGGCCTCGATGAACTCAAGGTTCGGGCGGCTGGAATCTTTTCTGGCAGTGATATTCTGTCCGGTAAAGCCCCAGTATTTGTGCAGGACCTGGCTCTGAAAACGCCCGAAAGCGGATTCTATCGTCTTGGACTGCCCGCTGTAAGGGGCGGTGGGACGGTGGATATGGCTGATCTTGTCAAGCAGACCGTCGGAGACACGTTCAAGCTTCTTATGACCGCCCTGGTTGTCATGGACCAGCTCGTAAGGCTTGTGCCCGCTTGTCTGGAGCGCCATGCGGTAAGCATGGTACTGCGCCTCATAATCCTCGTTCTCGCTGATATGGAAGCCGAGCAGGACTTCACTGTAGGCATCCATGACCTCGTACACCCCGATGGTGCGGACCTTGCCGCCCTCATCCCGGTAATAAAGGTTCAGTTTGGTACCGTCACCGTACCACAGGCTGTCACGGCGGCTGGGGAGTTCGGTCTTATGCTTGCGGCCGTAACGCTGGTGGGCCTTCATTTCACCGTAAACCGCATCATACCATAAAGGCTCTATGCGGGGACTGCTGAACCATGAACGGAGACTGCGCGGGCTTTTCAGGGCCTTCCACCCGCGTGCGGGGGCTACCCGGTTGTATTCCTCGAAAATCTGCATGTCGGTATAGACCGGAACACGGCTGCGTTTCAAGGCGACAAGGAAACGCCCGGGTTCCTCATCTATCTTCAGGGTGTTGCTGTTTCCGTATTTGCCGCTCACAAGTACACTGTAATTGTCGGGGCGGAACTTGTTTATCAGGGCCTTCAACCGGCCCACACTTCCCGGAAGGCTATGCCCGTACACCGGACGCCACTCCTCACTTGTGACAAGCAGAAGCTCCCAAAGGTTGCGGCGGAAACCGGTCAGCTTGTTATTGGATGAGCTCAAGCGTTTGAACTCTTCCATCAGCGCGTTCAGTACCGAAGCGTTCCAGGTGTATTCCTTCTTCACATCCTCGGGAAGGGCGACCAGCTCACCGTTCTTGTCATAACGGTACTCCTCGAAAAAGTTCTCGGCCTTTTCGTCTCTCTTCACTATGTTACGGATAATTTCTTCTCGCATCTGTTTCTCGGGCTCGCCATGACGCTCAACCCAACGTTTCTTGTATTTCTCGGGAAGGGAGGAATAAACAATTTGCGCACAGGAACCTTCTCCACCTCCACGTTGGGAGCGTTCAATGGTACCACGTTGCAACTGCTTATCAAGGGCGCCTCTGGTAATTACCGGATCAACCCCACAAGTCAGTTCTTGGTAGGTTACACATAGTATGTTTTTGTAGTATTCCATCTTCCTATAGATTATTAGTTCTCCCAATCACTCAATGGAACATGCTTCTTTAACAACCGTACAGAATTCCCGAAATTCAACACCAGGAAAAGCTCCGGTAGCGGGTGGATAAAAAAGACAGTCAGCAAAGCCGCAAGACTCAGACAGAAGTAAAGCACGCAAAGGCGCTGCTTCCGGCTCAGACCGGCGAACTTGCGCAGCTCGTCACCGAATATATCAAGCAGGTCGTTTTTCATTACAATCAGGCTTTTGAGTGTCCTCACCTATTTCAGTACCACCACGCTCAAGGGCGAGTTTACGGATGGAACGTGCAAGTCGGCTGTTCTTGCGAAAGGCAAGTGCATGGCTAACCATTACATTCGTACATCCTATCAGTTCGGCGATCTTGTTCACCTCACCGTATTCTACCACAATTCGTCTTTTCATACTATCTAATTATTTAAATTATCGTAGAGGGCAGTCGCGGATTCGAACCGCGGACCATGACCTCTCCCTTGCGGGAGTTTGGTGTGTTCTACCAACTGAACTAACCGCCCGAGAATATTATAAAAGTTCCTTTATCGCATTCTCCGGAACACATATCACAGTCCAAACCTGGCCGTCTTTCATATAATCGACATCATATTCACGACCGAAAGTACAAATGTTATAGTCCCAGTCTCGGATTACACCATCAATGACATCACCGTTCCTTTGGGTGATTCTCACACTTTGTCCCTTTTTAAATTTTGCTTCCATTTTGCTTCTTCTTAAATTCTCATTGTTACTTCAAGCCTTTTTTGTAGCTTTGGAGCGTGTTTAAACTTTAATCACGTGGCAAATATAAATCATATTTCGCAAATTGCAAAACAATACGCGAAATAATTTCGCAAAACGTAAAAACAATGAATAAAAAAGAAAGATTAGAAGCTATTATAAAGCATTATAGCGATGGAAAGCCTTCTGTTTTTGCAAAATTAATAGGGGTTGCTCCCTCAACTATAAGCTCGTGGCTGTCGCGGGATACACTTGATTACGATCTTTTATTTGCAAAATGCGAAAATATATCATCAGAATGGCTTTTGACTGGTAGGGGAGAGATGATTAACATACAAACTTCTACTTTTAATAATCAAACTACCTTGCCTCAAAAAGAAAGTACAGGAATAGAAGACAAACTATTAGCAATTATAGCTGATAAAGATGCCACTATCCGAGAGATGGCAGAGGAAATAGGGATGCTCAAACAAACAATTACACAACTTAAACAGGACAAGTCGGGGCATGTTTCGGATGCAAGCGATTCTACAGTTGCCAATGCCGTCTAAAACGCGTTTTACGGGGTAAAGGGGGTAAAAAGTAGTAAAATATTGATTATTAGAGCAATAAATTAAAATATAGGGGAGTAAATAATTATTTCCAATATATCATTTACCCCCTGTAATAGTTTAAAAACTAATAAAACAACCCTATATTTATACCACACATACAAGCAAATCAAAAAAAATAATACAAAAAATGTCCGTCCAAATGTCCATCCAATCGAAACGTTTCGTTTTTCCAACACTCAAAATGTCCGTCCAAATGTCCGTCCAAATGTCCATCCTTCCCATTTTTTAGACCGTTCAAACCGTTCAAATAAGTGACATCTTCTTTTAGATGTACTATTTTGCCACAAAGACATAAAAAAAGCCGCAAAAAGCGGCTTTTAATACGTTCTAAGGCTGTTTTAGCCCTTTCTGGTAGTCTTTATCAGGTGTGACTGGATAATCATAGCACGTTTCGTGTATTTTACGGCTCCATCAGTCAAACCGGCATGCAACAGACTGCTTTTGGTGATGCCAACCCGGTTCTCGGTCAAAGTATCAAATATAGCAGAAATACTGCCGAAATAGAGGTTTTTCTTCTCATAAATCAAGTGCACATGGATAACTTTAGTCATAATTATATAGCATTTATTTGACTACAAATATACCAAATATTATCTATATGGAATAATTTAGATAAAATAAAAAAGGAAGTGCATTACGCATCTCCTCGCTCACTTGCATAAATCAGTTTGTTTGACTATCTTTATGGTCAGAAAAGAATCATGGAGAACAATCTGTAATAACACTTCCGAAATATCTCCTATCTCACCTTTAATGTAAAGTAATTCATTTGAACGGCGTTCAAACAAGGCTCAAATGTAAGCCCAATGTAAAGCAATGTAAACGTTTGGTTTTTCCAGCCCGTTCTGTTCTATTCAGCCATAACATTTTGAATACCAAAGCAATCAGCCATTTTCAGGCTAACCACATATTGATACGTTTCGTTTTTCCCCCCTTACTTTGCATAAGCAATCTGAGTGGACTCTTCATCCAAAGCCTCCCAGCGAGCTTTTACACGCATCTCCTGCACAGCTTCATAAGCTAACTTC